AGGGCTACGCATTGAAGTCTATCTGCATAAGTCCTGCAAGCCACTCGACCAAGTGGACTTCTCCGATAAGGACGCAAGCCAGCTTGGCTTTGACTTCAAATCAGAGTGCGAAGGGATGTGCGGCCTGTGAAAGACCACTTCACGGACACGCTGAAGGCGACGCTCGCGCCCGACCCGCATCGGGACGCGGTCTCGTTCCTCGAACACAACGTCCGCCGCATCCCTTACTCCCCGAAGGCCGGTCCGTTCCGCATCTCCAACTCTCCCTGGCTGAAGGAACCGCTGGAGGCTTTGACCGACCCGACGGTGCTTGACGGGGGCAAGGCCCTCGGATGCCTGCAGTGGCACTCCGTGGCATGGCGGGACTGCTCGGCCATCAGGCGCAAGGCAGGGCTGGCGGTCTATCCCTATGCCGACGCGGCCATCCCGGCCAAGGCCCGCGAGTATGCCCGCACCTGGCTGACTGTCCTGAAGGTCAGGCTTGCGCAGCAGATCGGGAGGCAGCCGTTTCCCGGTGAAGTCTGGCTTGCTTGGAACCTTGGCTGGACGGGCTTCCAGAAGTATGGGTTCAGCTGGGCGTATGTCCCGAGGGCCAAGTTCGACAAGGCCCGACAAGTCAACACGCTGGCTTGGGGCTTGCCAAAACGCCCTGCCGTCTCAAGGTAACAGGCGAGGCCCGGACAATTCAATTGTGCGGGATCGCAACTGAGGGCAGTTCGGGCTTCGGGCCATCCGCAAGGGTGGCCCTTAGCGTTTACGGCAAAGGCGGTCTAGGTCTGACTTCTTGTAGAAAGCGTTGCGGTGCAAGCCGATGATGCCGCGCGGGGTCTTCCAATACTTGGGACGCAGGCCAGCCCGGGCGATGCGCGAGCGGATGGCCACGTCGGACACGTTGAGGTCGTGGGCATAGTCCACGATACGGACCCAGCCCTTCGGGACCTTGTCGGCGCGGTGGTCGAACAGGCGCTCGCTTGCCTCCCGGATGGAGATGTAGGGCGGCACGGGCTTGTAGATGTACGCCTTATGGCACTGCCCGGTTGCTGCCTTGAACTGATGGGGCTGGCGTTCGAGCAGGCCGCGTCGGTACAGGTCATAGGCCCTGGTCGAAGCGTTCCGGGTATGGGCCATGCGCAGCTCGTCCCTGATCTGCTCGACGCTGAACCAGCCCTTCGGGTGTGGGATGTAGCCGTCGCCGCGTTTCAGCTCGGCCATCAGGCGCTTGATGATGTCGGCGTCGCTCATACGGCTAAGCGCCAAGGCTGGCCCGTGAGTTCGAGCGGGTGGATGTATAGGCTCGGCTGGATGCCGGTGTCGCAATACTCGCCATACGCGATGGCCTGACCCCATGACAGGGTCTTCCTGCGGCCCTTGGCATAATCGCTTGAGCCGCGCAGCTTGAGCGTCCCGACGTTGATGCCAATCGTGCGGCGGCTGTTCCGTGCCAGGGCGATGCCCGGGGAATGGGTATGACCGAAGAATACAGCGTCTGCTTCGACATACATCTCGGCCATGTCCCGAGGCGCTGACTCGTTGTAGATCGTGCCGTGCGTGAACAGGCCCGTGCCGAGCATATACTTCTGGAAGACTCCGGTGTAAGGGACATGGTCGGCCTTCAGTTTCTGGACAGTCTGTTCTATGTCGTGCTTCAGGTATTGGCTCAGCTCGGCCACGACCTCGTTCTTTGACTGCGTTAGACGCCAGATGCGGTCTTCATGGTTTCCGTTGATGACGACGTTGAACTCCCCGTCCTCCAGGAAGCGGACGCCCCCGGCGATGTCAGGCGAAAGCGGCTCCCCGTTCCCAGCGCCTCCGCCCATGAGGGCCTCGACGTCCACGAAGTCGCCCAAGTGGATGCGCTTAGCCCCGGATCCCTTGCAGAAGTCGCCCATGAACTTGAGCACGGACGCCCGGGCCACGGGGTCGATGTGGTGCCCATGCGAGCAGGACACCGCCGCGAACCGCTTCCATTTGCGGGTGATGTTCATCGGTAGAGGCTCATGGATTTCGTGAACTTCCCGGCCCACTGCTTGATGCGCTCGACGGAATTGTCGCCGAAGGACACCTGCAAGGCGTTGCCTTTGCTGAAGCATCCATGCGCCGCCATCAGCCCGATGCTCTCGGCCTCCGAGTCGTTTGCCGGGAGGTTGCCATGGCGCTCGATGTAGATCGGAACGAACTCGTAGCCGTTCTTCTTGCAGACGGCCTCGAGCTTCTCGTACTCGTTCAGATACCGCATGTCCGGGATGAGCACGACGGAGCCGACTGAGCCGGTATCCTCCAGCATCTCATCGACCCAGACGCCGATTTCCTCGACGACCTTATCGACCCATACGTCCTGGTTCTGCGCTCGGCAGTATTCCCCGTAGGCGACGAGCAGCGGACGAAGCGCGGCCTTCTGTACCGGGTCTTCCGTGAAGGTGTCGGCGGTCACTCCAGCCTCGTCGAGCGATGCCTGGAGCGACTCCTTCAGCGCGTCGGCGAACTTCAGCACGATCACGGAATACTCCGGCTCGTCTCTTTCGAGATGCTCGAAGATTGCGTCGGCCAACGTATCCTTGCCTGCCCTTGCGAATCCAGCCACGGGAATGATGACGTGTTTCATGGGATTACTTTCTCGGCCTGCATCTGCTGTTACGCAAACAATAAGGGCGACCCCATCTCTGAGGTCGCCCCGGCTACACGGCACTCCTGCGTCAGCCTAAATATCGATGGGCTCGTCCTTGTCGTCGGCGCTTGCCTCGGCGGTTTCAGCGGCCTTTGCCTTCTTCACGGCCTCCTTAACGGCTTCAGCTGCGGGCTGGACCGGCTGGCCTTCCACAGTGCGCTGGCCGTACTCGGACTCGTTGTCCTTACGAATCGCCTCCTGAACGTCACGCGGAAGACGCGGGAGCCACTTGGCGAGGCGCTTGAAAGCGGTCTTCTTCCACATCTCCATGGGGTAAGTGGCCCACGGACCAGAGGAGCCTGAGCGGCTGGCCTTGCGGATGGCCTCGACCTCGGCCTTGCTCATCTGGATGGCGGCGGTTTCCCCGTCCTTGAAGCGGACCATGGCGTAGACAGCGTAGGCTTCGCCGCGATCCTTGGAAAGGTCCACGACGTGCTCCTCGACCTTGCCCAGGTTGAACCGGTACTTGTCATTCTGGCAGACGATGTCGGCATGGATGTGCGCCACTTCCCCGGAACGCATGACGAGCGCAAGGATGCCCTTGTAGTCGAACTGCAGGGTGGCGTCGTTGCCGTAGGGAATGAGGTGCGCGTGGTGGCCGTCAGGCATCAGACCCCACTGGGCGGCCTGCAGGATGACCGAGGCGACGGACTCCTTCGTGCAGTCCCAGAGCTTCGGGTTCTTATTGCAGGCGGTGATGACGCAGCGCATGAAGCGGCTGGCGTCGTCGGCGTTGGGCAGGGCTTTGGCGACCTGCTCCTGGAGTCCGGCAGAGCGGACGAGTTCGATGGTATTCTTCGGGGGGACGGCGGGCGTGTTGCTCATGTGGGAAAGGATTAGACGTTGAACTTGGAGAGGTCCACCTCGATGACGCCCGGGCCGGTCTTCTTAGGCCATGCGATTGGGTCGGCTCCGTGGGCGTCGATGTATTCCTTCATCTGGTTAAGGGCCTTGCGGTATCGCTTGCGCCCGATCTCGATGTCGGCCTCGGTCATCACGAACACCTGGACGAAGATTTCCGGGGCGTCCTTGCCCTCGATGGCGATGAAGGCGAAGCCGTTAGGCTTGCGTCCGGTCACGGCCTCGATGCCGTCGATATACAGCGCACTCTGGCGGTCATAGCCGAAGTCCCAGACCGAGCGACGGAAGGCATAATGCTCGACTGAGGGCGTGGTCTTGATGTCCACCAGCAGGCCGTCGTCGCGGAAGCGGTCCGCTCGGCAGCGCATATCGATGCCGGTTTCTGCGTCCTTCCAGAAATAGGAAGACTCGTTGACGCCGTCGCCGTAAAGCAGAGCGGAGGCTTCGTCGTCCTCCTGGACTGCGGAGCGGATGGCGTTCAGCTGCAGGAACTCGTCATGGCTGACGATCTCCTTGCCCTCATTGGCGAGCAGGAACTCCTCCTCGCGGGCCTTGGCGCCTTTGCCCTTGTCGAGGCCCTCGGGCATGACGGCCCACTCGCCGTTGACGAGATGAGGTTCGAGGATGATGGTATGGACGAGAGAACCCCAGCGGAGAGCGGGAGTCTTCTTGCGGGGCGTGTTCATCAGACGCGGGGACTCGATGAAGCGGGAGAGCTTCGAGTTCGAGACGCCCGGGCTGGCGTGGTATTCTTTGTTGTTCATGTGCGGGGGGAATTAGGACAGGGGTAAGTAGCGTACAACGGTTAGCGTAACCTGTTCAAACCTGTCGTTGTACAAGGTGTCTACAGTCTGAACGATGTAGGCGTTGCCATTAAACAGCATAGGCCCGCCGAAAGGCTTAGCCTTATGCTTACGCTTCACGGCCTTCTTGGGTTTCTTCTTCATGTGCGGGGGGAAATTAGGAGATGTCTGCAAGGAAGAAGCCGACGATTATGCAGGAGATGATAAGCATCCAGATGAAGAAATGAATGCGGTGCCTGATTGAGTTAGGGTTGTCGTAATACTGTTCGAGCCTGTCGGCAGACTTGGCGGCTTCCCAAGTGCACAAGATGATAGTGCCTATTGACCATCCAACCACCAAGCCAACAGGGATAAAAAACATCAACCGACCGATTTCCTTGGTAGTCATGTGCGGGGGGAAAGGATAATGCGTAGATCGTCTTCGCTGGCTCGCTTGCGGCCGCTCTCGATCGTGTCGTGAACGGCAAAGTCCACGATGATTTCAAACAGGTCTTTGCTCCAACTGCGTTGGACGACTTCACCGCTTGGAGCAATCACGGCATCGGTCTCGAACGTCTCGCAGGTGATACCGGTAATGACGTAGTAGAAAGGCCCGCGAGCGACGTAGGCGTTCACGTTCTCAAGCAACTTGAGGAACTCGCTTTCGGTTCCCTTGGCCTTCCAGCGGATGGTGGTCAGTTGAGCCATGGTCTTACTTGTCGCCCCGGATACGGGGGTGACGGAGGGAGCCGTCGGGCGTCTTGCTCTGGAAGGTGACTTCAAGCCACGAGCCGATGACAGTGTCGCGGTTCGTCCAGATCTCGCGTCGCTGCTCGTCGGTGAAGCCGCCGCCGACGCGGACGAGGCGTCCGTTGTTCTCGACGATGACGTGGCCCATGGTCCCGGAGAGACGGCCTTGGCCTTCATGCACGGAGACGATGGGGCAGTCCTCGGCGTCCACGGCCTTGACCTTCAACCAGGCGTTGGAGCGTTTGCCCTGCGAGTAGGGAGCGTCGGCGTCCTTGACCATGGCTCCCTCGAAACCCTGCGAGACAAAGCGACGGAAGGCGTCGTTCGGGGAGATGCCCATGAAGGACTCGACGAGCTGGACGGGGCCGCCGACGACATAGGTGAACTTGGCCATGACGGCGCGGCGCTCGCGGTAAGTGCCGACGTCATCGGGCAGGTCGAGGAGCCAGAGGAACGCATCCTCGGCGGCCTCGCTGGAGCGGACAGCACCGACGGAGTCATAGAAGTCCTGACCGGAGACGGCCTCGCAGTCGAAGGTGAAGACGCCGTGCTTGCTGGCGGTATCGGCGAACCATTCGCCGAGGTGCTGGATGGAGGAAAGCGGGTTGCCGTTACGGGTCTTGAACGCAACGGCCAGCGTCTGACGGCAGACCTCGACAATCACG